AGAAAATAACCATACCATACGGTATGGTTATTTTTTTTTGTTATAAATACTGAAAATTGAATAAACGGAATATTTATTTTTATGGAGAAACTTTATTGTTTAACCCTTACTTATACTTTAAAAACTTATTGTTATCGATAAGTTCTTAAATGAAATATTAATTTAACTATGGTCGTTTGTACATTTTATCAGGATATGTTATCTTAATCTTAGCAAGAGGATCCCTTCGCTGTAGTAAAAGATCTTTGAAAGAAATAAAAATATTAATAAGACCGTTAAGGAGTGATTTATATGTCATTTAAATACAAAAGATTAGATAAAAATGATGCTGCTGTTTTGCTCATTGATCATCAGACCGGATTGTTTAATCTGGTTCGGGATTTTGAACCGATTCAATTTAAGAATAATGTTTTAGCGCTTGCGGACAGTGCTAAATTCTTTAATCTTCCTACTATTCTTACTACTAGTTTTGATAATGGCCCTAATGGTCCATTACTTCCTGAAATTATAGAAATGTTTCCTGAAGCTCCACTTATCAGACGTCCGGGACAGATTAATGCCTGGGACAATGAAGAGTTTGTTGCGGCAGTCAAAAAGACTGGTAAAAAACAATTGATTATAGCGGGTATCGTAACTGATGTCTGTGTGGCCTTTGCAGCTTTATCAGCTGTTGAAGCAGGTTATGAAGTTTTTGTAGTAACAGACGCTTCCGGTACCTTTAATGCAGAAGTACGTGATGCTGCGTGGAGACGTATGGAAGCTGCGGGCGTACAGCTGGTAAACTTCTTTAGCGTCGCCTGTGAGTTACATCGCGATTGGCGTAACGATATGGAAGGGCTGGCTGCTTTACTTGGAAAATACATTCCAGCCTATCAAAATATTATGACAAGCTTTAGTGCAAAATAATAAGCAGATAGTGGAATATAATAAATGAAAGATCCCTGAATTCTATTGCTGAATTCAGGGATTTCTTTGTGTCTAAGACTTTCAGCACTGGTATGTATAGGTAATTTAGGTGTTTTTTTGACAAACTTATGATATAATTGCACAAAAACCATAAATACTATGATAAATAAAGGGTTTATTGGCTTGCAATATGGCTCTTGAGTTTAAAATGAGTTCCAAAGATGAAATTTTAGCTTTTTATAAAACAACTGTATCTACCGTATGAACTTTTGAAGTTCCTAAATCTTCTAGCATGGCAACGGCATTTTTCTTTTGGTTGGGTAGCAGGTGAGTATATGTAGATAATGTTGTATCTATATTATCTCCTATACATTCAGCGACAACAGCTACATCTTTTGTTAGACTAAGCATTAAAGATACATAACTATGCCTAAGGTCGTGTATCCTGATAATTGGCATTCCTAATTTTTCGGTTCTTCGCTTAACCTTTCCACCAATACTATTTCTGCTTACGTATTGGAATATGCGGTCACCTGGTTTTAATCTATATAGTTTGTTCGTATAAGTAATTAAGTCTTGATATAAAAAATAGGGGATTGGGGTCACTCTGTTTGAAATTAACGTTTTGGGCGGGTGTATTGCAAGTTTTCTATTAACAGTAACTACCGTTTTATTAAATCTTAATGCCGGCCGGCCATCGTTGCTATCTAAAATTATATCTTGCTGGGTTAAGGCAAGTGCTTCACCAATTCGGCACCCGCTCCAAAATAGCGTTTTAAGCAAAGTTTTTTCTGATTCCCTATGAAATGTATCGACAAGCAAAGAAAACTGTTCAGGAGTTAAAATATTCATTTTGCGGCGCGCTTTTAGCGAGCCTATACCGTCTAATCCTTTGACAGGGTTTTGTTTTAAACCGTAGATTCTACAAGCGAACGTAAAAAGACTGCCGAGCCTGCTATTTATTATCAGCAAGGTTGAAGGGGCGAGGGGGTCGCCTTTTTTATTCTTTTGTTCGCTTTGCATGAAATGTTGCCATTTGTTAATAACGGCTGGTGTGATTTGTGATAAGGGAAGTCCAGCAAAGAATGGTAAAAAGTGAGTATTGATAACAGTGTTTATCCGTTCTAGAGTAGTCGCTCTTACTTTATGCTGCATTTTTTTGATATATTCTTCAATAAGTTCTTCAAAATAAACATCTTGATGTTTTGCGGCGTTTTTAAATTTTCTTTCATAGTCTAATGCGTCTTTCTTTTTATCAAAGCCACGTTTTACAATATGCTTGTTTTTCCCTGTCCAATCTTTACAATAAAACTGGCAATACCATTTCCCTGTTTTTTCGTCTTTGTATGCCGGCATGATAGTCCTCCTTAATTATGCGAACATAAATATTTAAAAATGAATGTATGTTTAGTGTAAGAGGTTTAAAATTTGCAGCCCTTTAACTAGGGCTGCTTTTTATTTTTTATTTCGTATTCCCTAACATTTGACCATCACTAAAGACTATTTGCTTTGTATTCCAGATAACTTTCATTTTTGATAAGTCTGTATTAAAAAACTTTTTATGTTCTGGCATAAATTCGTTTAGCTCTATTACTAATGGAATGCGTTTTGCTTCACCGGATTTGATACCAGCATCGTTTTTATAATTTGAGGTAAGAATAGTATCCCCAAAAAGATCTTTATAAGTTACTTCTCCTTTAAATCCAGAAATATCTTTTTTGCTGTTATTTGCTACTAATAAATCTATTTTTACAGAATCATTAAATATCCACTTGGAAGTATCTCGAGGGACATTTACTTTGTTTTCGACTGAAACAGTTAAATAGCCTGCTAATTCTTGCGCTAATTTTTCAGCCTTAATCTTTTCTTCTTCTTCCTTTTTTTGTTTTTCTTCGTTAATTTTTTTCTGTTCGTCTATAATATCTCCGATTGTTTTACCGTCTAACTTTCTTGCCCCAAAAGCTTCTGCCATTAAAGCTTGCATTAACAATTGTACTTCTTGCTCCGGAAGTTGCGCTTTTGCTACTTCCTGTAAAATCTTTTCTTTTTGGTCTGCTTTATATACAGTGCTTTTAACACCGCATCCAGTTAGCAGCAAACAAAATAACACTAAAATAACCATAATCTTTTTTCCCATCATAAACATCTCCTTTGTAAAATATTTTAATTTTCTTTTATAAGATAATTTCATTTAATAGCCTATGTACTAAGTGCGGGTCAGGCATTTTTTGCTTTATCATTGGCTCTATTACAGTGGTATCAATATCGTGACAGTGCGATAAAAGGTGTAGGGCGAATTCGTTTGCTTCTGCTTCACGCTTACAGGATTTATAGTAAGGTCTGTTTGTACTCATGTAGTAACCATAACCTGAATGTAGGCGAGCGTGTGCTATTTCATGGCACAATACAACGATCTTTTCTGTTTCGCTCAATGATTTATTTAGTAAAATGCATTTTCTACGTAATGGGCGGACAATAAACCCTCTTATATCAATAGGCAAATCATACTCGTATACATCAATATTTAAGCGTTTGGCAAGCTTATAAGGGTTTGCCGTATCGAATTTATTTACAAGGTTTTTTACCCGTAGGGGAATGTTAAGCACAGCGTAGTATCACTTCTTTTTCAGTTTGTTTTTTTCTTTAGCTTGCCAAAATACGAATTCAAGAGCATTTTTTAATTTCTGTTTATCTTCTTCGTCTAATTGGTGTACTTCACCATCAAACATAACTTCGGTGTTTTCGAGAAATTTTGCAAGGTCTTTAGGTGGCGATTGAGAATCATTTTCTATACTTTGCCCTAAAATATAATCTACTGAAACATTAAAATGCTTTGACAAAAGTTTTAACATTTCTGATGGTGGGGTTCGTTTGTCAATCTCGTACTGGGTATATGTAACGCGATTAATACAGAGTTTGTCCGCTACATCTTGTTGAGTTTCTTTATTTTTTGTGCGTAGGTAGCGTAATCTACTTCCTAATGTTTCCATAAATTCACATCCTTTATTAATATTATACGTTACTTTTCGAAACAAAAAACATTGCGTATCAAAAAGTTACAAAACTGCTTGACAAGTATCATAAAGAAACGTATAATAAAGATGTAACATAAAGACACGCAAGGGAAGGGGGGATACATATGAAAATAGGAAAAATTTTAATAAAAAAAAGAAGATCTAAAAATCTAACGCAATCACAAGTAGCAGAACAATCAGGGGTATCAAGAGTGCATTATACCCACATTGAAAATGGAGTTCGTCGTCCATCTCCTGATGTTGCACAAAAAATAGCAAAATTGCTTGATTTTGACTGGACTATTTTTTTTACTCAATCCAGTAACGAAAAGAAACAAAAAGCAATCTAACCAAAAGGAGCTAGGCAGTGAACTGGTTAAAAATGTTTGGGAAAAGTAGAAACAAACTCAATTTACTTTATGAGTTTATTTTAACACAAGAAAGGGTGAGTAAATGTGCTAAAAGAGCTACTTCAAGAGTGCCATATGACGCAAGAAAGCGTTGCAGAACAAGCTGCTATGCATAGATCAACTGTCGCACGTGTCATAAACGTACCGGAAGCGGCACACCCGCAAATGTTGTTGAGGATCGCCGAAACTCTGGGAACGCTTAAACACTCTGTATTGCGGTGGTATTGCCTGACAACCTGCCCTGTTGGGAAATCATGCAGGCAACCGCAGTTCAGAAAAGTTTCATTAGCGCAAACAGCCTGCTTGCTATTCTCATCGGTAAGTGCATTAAACACTAAGCTGGCAACAATATTAAGTATAGCCGCAGATGAAAGAGTAAGCCTAAACGAAGAAAAAGACTTCGCCAGTATTTTAGAAAACATAAGCGAAGTGAAGCAGGGCATATCAGATATTGAAGTATGGGTTTATAACAATCAGGATTTGCTTACAAAAAAAGAAATCGCCAGCGCGGTAACGCTGACGAATAAAAAGAACCTCAACTGAATTATATCACAGCATATTAACTTAATCAAATGCAAAGGGGTGCAATTATGAACAGATTTATTAACTGGCTATTAGGAAGAAAAGAATTAACAGTAGTAATGTTAGAACGAAAAAATTATACCAACGAAGAAATGGCAATGATAATTAAGTTTGCGGACAAAATGAGGAAAGAGTACAGCTGTAACTGCACTCTTTCCTTTGAGAGGGAATAGAACTTTAATCGAATGGCAAGACTGTTATGTTGGGTTCTTTGTTATCTACAGCTGCATATATTGTTTTGAAAGCTGCGGCAATAGACTGAATTTTAGGCTCAACTAAATCCATGTTGCCGTCATGGGTGTCTACAGGCGTTACGCTGTCAAAAACACCTTTTTGAATAGCAGCTACAAGTATGTCCTTCACAATCTCATGTTTAGTCATAATAATCACCTCCTTTCAAGGTGATTATACCACACGTGCTAATGCGAAAGGAGTAATAAACATGAACAACTTAATTGAAATTCAAGTAAACGAAAATCAGGAACAAACAATCAGCGGTAGAGAACTGCATATGTTCTTGGGGGTAGAAACTCCGTACAAGAAATGGTTTGACCGAATGTGTGAATATGGCTTTGAGGAAAAACACGATTATTTAGTGACAGACATTTTTGTCCCTAACTCAAATGGAGGCAGACAAAACCAAGTTGACCACATCGTGAAATTAGATATGGCAAAAGAGTTATGTATGTTAACCCGCAACGAAAAAGGTAAGCAAGCCCGCACATACTTTATTGAGGTTGAGCGTGACTGGAACAGCCCTGAAAAAGTAATGGCAAGAGCTTTGCTGATTGCCAACAAACAAATTGATACACTGAAACTGGAAAACACAGTACAACGTCAAGTAATTTCGGAGTTCAAGCCAATCAAGGAATATGTAGATACTATTCTTTCCAGTGAAGATACAGTGACTATCACGCAGATTGCGGCTGATTATGGTTTAAGTGCAAAGGCACTGAACAAAATTCTCAATGAACAAGGTTTAATTCGCAAGGTTGGCGGGCAATGGGTGCTGTACAGCAATCACATGCAAAAAGGTTATACGAAGTCTGAAACGATTGATGTAACACGTTCTGACGGCAGTATCAAGGTTGTAATGAATACTAAATGGACGCAGAAGGGTAGATTGAAAATTCACGAGTTGCTGACATTACTCGGACTTAAGGCAAACATGGATAAAACAGCAGCGTAAACAGAAAGGAGCTTAAAGATGGATGTTTACACCGTTGAAGATGTAATGAGAATACTTTGTTGTAAGAAAAGCTATGCATACAAAAAAATAAGAGAAGCAAGGGATATGCTCAAAAGCCAAGGTTATATTTTACCACCTGCCGGGAAAGTCCCTAAAACTTATTTTAACGAACGAGTTTATAAAAAGGAGAGTGTAGTATGAAAAAGTTTATTGAAACAGCGAACCAATCTGCGGAGATGTGTGTTATCGGTTTATATAGTGCGTGGGAGATTGCAAAAACATATTCCGGTGTAACCATCGTAACGCTTGCAACAATCGCTGCAATAGCTCGTATTGCTTATATAGAAGGTGTTGCTAGGGGGCTAGGCTTATGATCAGAGATTTTACCGTAGCAACTACTGCAATATTTATTGGAACATACGTAGCTATTATGGCTGCTGTAGTGACAGTAGGGGTGTTGAGATGAATAGGCAAAAGAAAAAAGCTACCGAAGTTGCAGCTTCGATAGCTCAGGGTGGACTGTAAATTTTACGAAGTTTAGCGTCCACCTTCATTTTAACAGAACGAAGGTGATTTGTAAATGCGTAAAGGACTTGGGAATAATAAGTCGGTTACTTTTAATAATATAGTTCCAACTAAGACTTGTGATCATTGTGGTAAGGAATTTTGTTTGCCGGTTGGGGCAAATTTTAGTGAATACGCCTACAAGCGGTTTAAACCCAAAAGTAGTAAGTACAAATATTACTGTTCGTGGAAGTGCCTGCAGGCATCCAGGATGCAACATATAACGGTTTCGCATAGGAGGGCGTTGGAGAATGGATAAATCACTGCAAGAAAAGATTTATCGCCTTGATAGAGCGGTTGAAATAATAAAAAAGAGGGCTTCAGAACCAGTTAGCTTTCCTGTCCGTTCTTCTTTGTATCCGGTCGCCGTATGTGCACATTGCGGTTGTAGAGTGCCAATAGAGCATACACGCTGTAGATGCGGTGGTCAAACATTTAGAGAGTTTTAGGAGTTGCGGAAATGACAGATAAAGAAAAGTTAGCGGCCTTTCGTGCGCTTCAGCAAGCATACGGTGAGCCTAAAGTAACCGCAAAGCAGGCTGTTAAACTGCTTAGACATGCAGAACGGTGTAAAGGGGGTACACGAGATGAAAGAAATAAGACTTCTTACTGCTGATGAGGTGGAGTGCCGGGTACAGCAGGTGACGGCTAAAAACGGAGCTGTTTTGCTGTTGTATAAGGACGCAAGGGTAGATATGCGAATTCTTGATGAAACATTCGGGCCTATGAATTGGCAACGCCACCATGGCAGGGATAATGCTAATTGTGTTATTTCGGTATGGGACGAAGTGAAAAACCAATGGATTGAAAAGGAAGATACTGGCGCTGAAAGCCAAACGGAAGCCGCCAAAGGTTTAGCCAGCGATAGCTTTAAGCGAGCTGGGTTCAACTGGGGCATTGGCCGAGAGCTATACGATGCTCCGTTCATTTTCGTACCTTTGGCTGAAAGCGAAGTTACCAAAAACAGCAAAGGCAAGAATACTACTTATACTAAATTCAGTGTTGTAGAAATGGAGTACTCGCGGGAGTTGCGTGAGTTTGTTAAGTTGAAAATCGTAGATAATAAAGCTGTTGTTCGGTTTGATTTGAGCAAAAAGAACAAGACGCAGAAGGCAGCAAACGAACCACCTACGCCGATAAATCAAACAAAGCCTGCTTTCCATGATGAAAATACTGGGCCACAGTTTTTGATGTGTCAAGAATGTACAGTTGAAATTAGTCAAAGAGTTCACGATTACAGTGTGCAGAAATTTGGCAGACCACTTTGTATGGACTGTCAAAAGGCAGCAGGCGCAAAATGAAGAAGTATGAAATGGAAAAATGGGTATCGATTAAAGGTTATGAAAAATTTTATGAAGTATCAAATTTAGGGCGAGTCAGATCATTAGACCGGCCTTGGAAAAATTGGCGTGGTGACATATGTGTAAAACCGGGAAAGGTGCTGAAACCCCAACCAAATTCGAAAGGATATTTGCGTGTTGAACTAAAAGTTAGAAAAACGGTAAAACGTATATTTGTTCATAGACTTGTGGCAGAACACTTTTTGGATAATCTGGAATCTTTACCAGTTGTAAATCATAAAGATTTTAACCCGAAAAATAATAGAGCAGAGAATTTAGAATGGACTGATATGAAAGGGAATATGCGATATTCTTGGAAGCATGGACGTTTTGTTACAGCAAAGAATAAATTCTTGCAAACGTTAGAGCGGATTAAAGAGAAAAATAAGCGGTCTGTTATTGGCACTGATTTAACCACAGGAGAAGAAATAAAGTTCCATTTTCTGAACGATGTAAAAAAGTTTGGCTTTTCGCCTTCGTGTGTTTGCAATATTTGCAAACAAAAAAGAGGTCGAATACAACATCTTGGTTATACATGGAGATATGCAGAATGAATTTTACAACTTCAAATATTAACTTTTTTGATGAATTAGCCCAAGTAAAAATACCATGTTTTTTGTCTGAAGATCTGTTAAAACTGAAAAATGCCCTATCAAATGGGAAAAAACTTGAAGTTACTATAGTTCCCGAGAGAAAAAAGAGAAGCCTTAATTGTAATAGTTACCTTTGGCTTCTTTTGGGTGAAATGGCTGCAAAGCTGCGTACCAGCAAAGACGAATTGTACTTAGAAATGTTATCCCGATATGGAGTCTTTACTCACATTGTAGTAAAGCCAAACGTAGTTGACAGAGTAAAAGGTGAATGGCGGACAGTACGTGAGTTAGGAGAGGTTACAGTCAATGGTAAGACAGGCGTGCAACTTCAGTGCTATTTCGGCAGCAGTACATACGACACACAAGAGTTTACAAGACTTTTGGACGGAGTAATCGGAGAGGCAAAGGAATTGGGTATAACTCTTATTTCAGACGCTGATAAAGCGATTATGTTGGCAGAATGGGGTAATAAAGATGGCTAAGAGTATCATACAGAAAGAAAAATATTGTTACCTATCTGGAGTGCAAAATGTGCCACTTGAAGAGCATCATTGCTTCTTTGGGCCACTGAGAAAAATTAGTGAAAAATATGGTTTTAAAGTGTGGCTTACTCCAGAGCGCCATAGGGGCAAAAATAGTCCGCATCAGCGCAGGGATATCGATTTGCTGCTAAAGAGAGAATGTCAACGTAAGTTTGAAGAAACTCACAGCAGAGAAGAATTTATGAAGATTATCGGAAGAAATTATTTAGATGACTGATTATTAGAATACATTTGTTATGAATAATTAATCAGGAAGGGAGAGGGCGTTTTGGCAGATGTAAAATGGATAAAAATTACAACAGATATTTTTGACGACGAGAAAATTTTGTTGATCGAAGGACTGCCAAGTTCAGACGAAATTATAGTGATTTGGTTTAAGCTGCTCATATTGGCAGGGAAGCAAAATAACAATGGTGTCTTTCTGATGAATGAGCGTATTCCATATACAGATGAGATGCTAGCAACGATTTTCCGCCGTGATATAAACATCGTTCGTTTGGCTCTTAAGACTTTTGAACAGTTTGGTATGCTTGAATTGGTCGATAATGTTATTACCATTCCGAATTGGAATAAACATCAGCAGCTTGATTCGTATGAAAAGAAAAAACAGCAGGATCGTGTGCGCCAACAGGAACGCAGAGCGCAACAAAAAACGCTTGCGCTTAACTCACAAACAGTGAATAAAAATTCGGAAGACGAAAAAAAGTCGCGTGACAGTCGCGTGACAATCGCTGGACAATCGCGTGACAGTCGCGAAAACGTCGCTGAAAATCGCGGCCTAGATAAAGAAGTAGATATAGATAAAGAATTAAAAGAAAAAGTAAAAAAAGAAAAGCCGACTAAATCGGCTCTTGATGATTTACTAAAAAACTGGACAGAGAACGCAGGTTTGATTAAGGCTTTTAAGGATTTTGCTGAAATGCGCAAGAGTATAAAAAAACCGCTTACAGATAGCGGAGCCTGTTTGGTGATGAAAAAGTTGGACAGCTGGTACTGCACTCAAGAGGTTGACGTAAACGACGCAAATAAAATAAAAACACTTGAAAGCAGTACGCTAAATAGCTGGCAGGGCGTTTTTGAGCTTAAGCCTGAACAAAGGGAAAAAACGCAGGAAGAAATTTTCAAAGGGGCTATGATATGACTGGACAGGATAAAGACACAGAAAGACTTGTACTTGCCGGCATGATGTCAGATAAAGATAATCTTGACGAAGGCTTACAGGAGCTAGTGGATACAGATTTTACGGACATGATATACCGAAAAATATTCTTGATGATTTCAGGAATGTACGCCAACGGCGAAGAGGTAAGTGTCGGCACGGTGATCGTAAAAAACCGTGATGAGATAAATGAGTTTGGGATTGCATTCGTACAGCTTTTTGAGCAGTTTGTGCCAAGTATCAAGGCTCATATCGCTCGCCTGAAAGAATGCACAAAAGCACGAAAGCTTTTAAACCTGGCAACAGCAATAAAAGGTGCGGTTGAGCGTGGGGAAGAGTGCGACAAAGTGTATAGCCGGATAGAGGACGAAATCATCTTGACGGATACAGTGATAGAGCGTACATACATTTCGCCGAAAGATATGAGCGATGCCTGCGCTTTGAGTTTGCGAGACAGGTACGAAGCCGAACGCCGTGAAAAAAAGGTCGTGCACACAGAATTTAAAAGCATAAATTATGCCACAGGAGGACTGGAAAAAGGCGATTTGATTATTCTATCCGCTGAAACTGGTGGTGGTAAATCGGCCTTTGCAATGAACCTGGCATATCAGGTGGGACTTGTACAGAAAAAGCCAGTGCTGTACTTAAATTCGGAGATGTCGGCAGATCAAATGGCGCTACGTTGGAATGCGATAATTAATCATTTCAGCCATTCAAAAATCAGGCGTGGCGAGCTGACACAAACAGAATTCTACAGCATGATCAGCAAAACAGAAGAAATGAATTCGGGCAAATTACACACAATAACGATTCCCGATTTGCAGCTTAAACACATATTCAGCGAAACATACCGTGCTTCAAAGCGATATGGCATTGAAATGCTGATAGTCGACTACATTGGGCGGATGGATATGAGTAGCTCGCCGGACAAAAAAGACTGGCAGATACTTAAGTCGGCGGCACAAAAGCTAAAAACCCTTGCGCAGGACTTGGGGATTATCGTTGTAATGATAGCCCAGCTAAGCGAAAAAGGAACATTGGCACAGTCGAGTTATATGGCCCATGAGGCGGATTTGTGGATAAATTTAGCGAGAATTGAAGAAGAAAAGCTAAACGCATCTTATCCGTTCAACATGATTTTGCAGTTGAAAAAAGCACGTAATGCTCCGACAAATAAGCCGTTGCCATTTTACTTTGACGGTGATACGTTGAGCTTTACAGACAAAAAGGAGCGTGCGGAAACATGGCAAAGAACAGTCTAAATTGGCAAAACGATAGTGTAATAAAGGCTTATCAGCAAGTAAGGGGAAAGACGTTGGGCGAGTATACTGCAGGCCTGCTTACGAAAAAAGAAGCCCAAGAGCGGGTTTTGCGCATAAATAGTCACATCGCAGCGCGGTATGGTGATGTGGTACAAAAGGTCGTCAACTTGCGATGAAAAACAAGGAGCAGTGGTAACTATGAAAAAGTATGAATTAACAGCAGAGTTTATAGAAAAATTGGGCAAGAAATTATTTAGGATTAAGGCTTTAATTAGCTTTGGAAGTGTTGAAGCTGGTGAACTTGGTGGATATGTGGAAAAAGAAGATAACTTAGCGCAAGATGGCGACGCTTGGGTGTGCGGCAACGCTTGGGTGTACGACAACGCTAGGGTGTACGGCAACGCTAGGGTGTACGGCAACGCTAGGGTGTACGGCAACGCTAGGGTGTGCGGCAACGCTTGGGTGTGCGGCAACGCTTGGGTGTGCGGCAACGCTGACTATTTATTGATCGGTCGCATTGGTAGTAGATTTAGTTTTACGACATTTTTCAAAAATAAAGACAAAGGTATAACAGTGTCTTGTGGTTGTTTCTTAGGGACTATTGCCGAATTTAGAGCTAAGGTTACCGATACACATGGAAATAATAAGCACGCAAAAATGTATAACCTTGCTGCAGATATGGCAGAGTTACAGATTTTAGGCGAAGAACATTTTGACAAACTGAACACTAATAAGTCAGAACCATTTTGAGGTGAGATCATGAATTGCGATATATGCCATAAGGAAACGATGTCGGGTAGCCATATAACCAGAGGAAATAGATTTGAGGTGCGTATTTGTCCGAACTGCTTGATGTGGTCGGATGACCAACGAGCCGTAATAGCACGGGAAACATTCAGTAAACTCAAGGTTTTACGAGAAAAGGAAGATATTAGCATAAGCAATGAATAGGGTGGGGAATTTTATGAATAAAATCATATGCGGCGATGCACTTGACGTTTTTGGAGAAGCAGCAGAAGCAGATATACCGATAAATTTATTTTAGTTAAAACGGCTGCCCAGCTACTGCCTCGGCACTATATACAAGCAATGTGGCGCAAAAGGGAAGTATACCTGTGAAATGGCCTTACCACAGGGGGCGGCCTTTTAAATATAAGATTGGAGTGGTAAGGCATGAAGCAATACTGTCGTTATTGTAGTAACTGTATGGATGCAGGCGATATTTATTATTGTGACGCTAAAGCAATTCCGAACACAAGCATAAATGCTATATTGCCAATAGAAAAATTAAAGCGTGTCAATAAATGCAAAGATTTTTGCTTTTGTGCAGTAGATGTGTTAGATCCGATAGGGAATAGACGATATAAACCGCGACGTCCATCTGTTCTGAAAAGAAAAATGTTAGAAGAAACCTTGTTCAAATAAAGGAGAACAGTGAATGAAACCAATCAATATAAAAGCCATGATGGCAATGATTAAAGATGAGCCAGAGGATAAATATATACCGGTATTAAAGCCAGTACTTATGCAGATACTGACTGAACTCAAACATCTGCGTCGGAAAAATAGTCAGCTCGGCGGTAAAAATGCCCGGTTAAGGCGAGAGAAGAAAGCTCTAGAAATTATGTTATCGGCGGTAGTAATAAATGACGACATGGAATGAACTGCCGGCACACCTTGTAAGTAAAATACGTTCTGATAGCGTAACAGCGCCGGCGAATTTACCCGGGGCTGTACCTGCGCTGAAATATGGTAATGCAATAACTGAGGTTGACGGGATTCGCTTTGATAGTAGGAAAGAAGCAAAATACTATGAGGACCTACTTTGGCAGCAGCGTACTGGTGCAGTAAAAAGCATTGAATTACAGCCTGAATTCGTTTTACAGCCCGGCTACGAGGTCGCAGGTAAAAAGATAAGGCCGATTATTTACAAGGCAGATTTCAAGGTAACAGAAGCTGACGGGCATATATATTACGTCGACACAAAAGGGATGCGGACGCAGGTGTATATGATCAAAAAGAAGATGCTGCTATATCGTTACCCGGACATTGACTTTAGAGAAGTTTAAGGCGGTGGAGTAGTGGACAAAATTAAAAGTCTTGTAGGTATGGTATCAAAAAAGAAGTTTTTTTCGGCCTGCAAATGCTATAAAGATAATAGATATGGCATTAATTACGTTCGCCCACAACTTATTATAGACGAAGAAAGTCATTTAATATTTTGCGACCGATGCGGTGCTATTGTAGATCCGTTTGCAGCAATGGTCATAGTCGCGGATTTTGAAAAACAACAACAACGCGAATGGGACAGATATATGGATGCAGCCCGACGTTTTTGGCGCATAGCGCATAGCTACAAACCATACAGAGTTGCAATTAAAGAAATGGAAAAGAATATGGGGCGTGGCGAGAACACTATGTTGCCCTGCTGTCCAAACTGCAAAAAAGCATTTGATCCTGCAAAAATTGATGAATATGTCAATAAAAAATATGTATGTGACTAAGGTGGTGGAGTAGATGAAAAAACCTGAAATAAAGTATGAAAGTTGGTGCCATGAGTGTAAATGCCTAGGAAGTTTTATTTGTGGCAACTGTAACCCTAATGAGAAATACAGTTTTGGTAGACCTTCTGAATTTATGCCTAAGGACAAAAACCGTTGGGTAAGAATGTAGGAGTAAAAAATGAAATACTTAGACTATTGTTATTTATGCATTAATAATAGAAAGGCCAGTGAGTTGAGCGAAAACCCAGAATGTAGTAACTGTATTCAGCTTACTGTTATATCTATGCCAACTAAGTTTAAATCGCGTAGGATTACTTGGGCTGACAGAACGGAGCTAGAAATACATGAAAACAATTAAATTGGCTAACGTAGTAGTACAGATACACGTTAGAGATGAATATTCAGGGCAGAGAGTACTATATTGTCCGTGGGTTAATTGCAAGCATTATAGTAATGGTGAATGCACTTATAAAGATAGTTATGGCTGTAATTGCTGTCGCTTTGTATTAATGAATGGACAAACTTATTGCCAAGGCTATGAGAGGGATGAAGATCATGATAGCAATTAAAGGAATGGATATGCCTGCAAACTGCGGTGAATGCCCATTGACATATCCAGTTGGCTTTTATAGGAATCTACCATTTTCTGTTGATAAGAGCAAAGGCTGCTGTATTCTTGTCTGTGAAATTGAAGATCCAAACATTAGGCTGATAGATTGTCCATTAATTGAAATAAAGGAGCATGAAGAAAAATGACAAAGAAAGAATTGATAGAGCTGATAGAAAAATACCCGGACGACGCAATTATCTCTTGTTTGGGAAGATTTTCAGGAGACTTGTTGATTTTTCGGGCGAATGACGTAATTTTTAACAAATATAAGAATGAAATTTGCATTGTAAGAAATTGAGAAAGGTGAAGAAATATGACTAAATTAAAACCTTGTCCGTTCTGCGGTAGCAAAGCTAAGATGGAAAGAACGCCAATTAATCCTTATTATTATGTGATCTGTACAAATCTAGAATGTGACGCAACTGTTGGGAGATTTCAGCCAACAGAAGAAGAAGCTGTAGTAGTATGGAACAGACGGGACGGCGAAGAAAAATGAATCAATTGTTTATAAGTGTTACGGTGCTTTGGATGATAGCTTGCATTGTAATGAGTACAATATCTAAATAGGAGCGTGAAAAAATGTATGAAATAGGACCGAATTTATCAATGGTATTAATGGCTATATTGACCGTAGTTTTTATAGCTGTTTTTGGATATTTTGGCACAAGAAGGTGAAGAAAAATGCGTGAAATATTATTTAGAGGTAAAGACAGTATCACTAAAAGTTGGGTATATGGGGCACTTGTACAACAACAGGACGACCCTTTAAAAGAAAAAGCGTTTATTATTAGTTATTCAAATTATCAGTTTGGTGATTTTTCAGAAGCGGTTATGCATGAAGTTGACCCTGAAACTGTTGGTCAGTGTACTGGGTTTGGTGATAAGAACGGCAACAAGATATTTGAAGGCGATATCGTCTGTATGGACGATTGGATACCACCATGTATGCAGGTAGCTTATGCAAAGGGAGCTTTCTACTTAGCGGAAATTGAAAAACCAGTTAAATATTATGGTGACATTTATTATTTAACCTATGGTGGGAAACCTTGTGCAAAAGTTATCGGCAATATCTATGATGATTTGAGCTACTAAAGGAGCGGTGAATAAAAATGGAAGAAGAACAATGCCCTTGTGATGATTGTGACGCTACCTGTGATTACTGGGACAGTAAATATTGTTGTAGGCGTTGTCAGTGGCTACATGGTGAAGTTGAACCTGACTGTGAGAATTGTGACCCGATGGATATTTGAACAAGGAGAGGAGATAACATGAATAAAGTAGTTTTGTTAGGTAGATTAACGTCTGATCCTACTGTACGGTATACACAGACGGGTAAAGTAGTAGCTCAATTTATATTAGCAGTAGACAGACCATTTAAAGACGCACAAGGGAATAAGGAAACAGACTTTATCCCTGTAGTGTTATGGGGAAAGGCCGCCGAACTGGTAGGTAATAGCTGTCAGAAAGGACACAGGCTGATTGTAGAGGGCAGAATACAGATACGTAACTATGAGGCTAAGGACGGCAGTAAACGCTGGGTAACGGAAATAATCGCAAATGGTGTGGAGTTTGTAGAGCGAAAATCTGATAAAGGCGGTACAAGCGGCGATAAAAGCGAGTTTGAGCAGTTCGGGCATGCTGTACCGTTCGATGAGGATATCCCATTCTAATGAAAACTAAAACAGCAATAGCAATCGGTGTAGCCATTGGCATTATAACAGGTATAGCAATAGGTGTGGGCAGTGAGATAGGACAATATATAGTATGGACTATGATAATGCGGTAGAAGGAGCTGAAAACGTGATAGATTGTGAAAAATGTTATAGGCTGAAAAGTTGTGGGGACAGATATTATTGTGCGTTTATAAGCTTAAATCCTTGTATTAGAGGAGAACATACACCAGTACAAGAGTATAAAGGTGCAGCAAATCCGCTAACATCGACAGATCCACGTTTAGCTCATTTACAAGAGCAGCAACGTAGGCGTGAGGAAGCTAGGGCAGGGAAAGAAACAGACGCGGGAAAAGAGCAATACAAGCCGCACAAAACTATGAAAGTAGTATTTAGGGATATCATGGATAAACACGGTGGGATTCCGATATTTCAACCGCTTGGAAATTCGGCATCGTCTAAAGCGTTTGACTGGAGCGGTGTGCATACAATAATTTTTGAAATGGGGTTTGCTGGGTGGGGTGTTCCGGCGATTGCTCAAAAGCTGAATGTGAGCAAAAATACGCTATATTCATACATCGGTAGATACAGGGGGTAGCAGATGACCATAGAGGAGATAAAGGCAAAGCTAAAAAGATATCGTTTTATTGCAGGAGAAATTAGTGACTTGCTAGATGAGCGGGAGCGCCTTCGGTCGCTTGCGGAAAAGATTATACCTTCATTGTCCTTTGCTCCTGTACATGGCGCAAATACGGATAAAATGGCACCTGTGATTGCCAATCTCATTGAGGTGGAGCGATATATCGAAAAACGCAGCAAAGAGCTTCTGCGAGCAAGGGTGGAAGCAGAGCAGCTAATCGACAGACTGTCCGACGAAAGGCACAGGGCAGTATTAAAAAGTTATTATTTTTCAAGGCGAAATTGGCAAGACGTTGCGGATGCTTTGCACTATGACAAAAGATCAGTGCTTCGATTTCACGGATGGGCATTATTGGAAATGGTAAAGATGTCATAGAATGTCACCCCTAACCCATGATAAAATATAAGATGTAAAATAATGTTAATAGGATTTACACTCATTTAAGGTATCACCAATAGCACCAGCTCCTGCGGCCGGAGTGATCAAAAGGCCGCACATTAAATTTATAACGCATACGCAGTAACCCGCTCATTATCCGAGCAAGTGGCAAACCGTATGTTATATATTTGCTATGGCGTTACTGTATGAAGGCATATGATAGCTGCAATTTATCGTATGAATGATGCGGATAACTACCCATAGCCCCTACCGTGCGGCTAGCAGCAGTCGCATTGGTAGTGTCAAAACATCGCATGGAAGCCTAGTAACGGGATAACATGCAAAGGTGAAATGTTCAAGTTTAGCACTTGGACACTGCCCGTGTAGCTCAGATGGCAAGAGCGATTGACTTTTAATCAGTGGTCGCAGGTTCGAGCCCTGCCACGGGTACGGCATAGATGGGGAACACCTATCCACGCTTAAAGGTGCGTGTGTTGTTTGGGTAATCCGGCAACTGCCAGCCCTGCCGTTGGGGTAATACAGCGGCTTATTTAATTACTGTTTAATCTGCATGAATAATTCAACGTTAAAAATGCGTTAAAACACGGCGATATATATCAAAAATTAGCATATAAGTTAATATTATGGCACTTAACTTCGGTTAGGTGCTTTTTTATTTAAGGTGGTGAGAGATATGGCAGGCGGCAGACCGTCAGAGTTTAACAAAAAATGGAATAACGAAGATGGATTACTGCGCATTGCTGGCTGGGCAAGAAACGGACTAACGAACGAGCAGATCGCCGACAACATGGGTATAGGCTTATCAACACTATACGAATGGCAGAAGCGTTACACGGAGTTTGCGGACGCCTTAAAAAACAGTAAGGAAGTCGTAGACCTTCATGTAGAAAACGCGCTCCACAAAAGAGCGATAGGTTATACGTACGTCGAGTGTACAGAATTGTTAGACAGGGAAACGGGTAAGCTGGTACTAGTTAAACGTGTTACTAAACATATGCCCGGCGACACAACGGCACAGATATTCTGGTTGAAGAACAGAAAGCCGGATGATTGGCGCGACGTCAAGCGAACGGATACCGACGATGAAAGATTACTGGAGAAAGTTGACGCGTTACTGTCAGGGATACCGCAAAAGCTAACTGGTGACAACAATGAAACTGACGATTAAGCAGCAGGAGTATTTAAACAACGCTACCCGCCGCTGGAACGTAAAGAGTGGAGCGACACGCAGCGGAAAAACTTACCTGGACATAATGGCCGTAATACCGCTGCGAACTCGTCACGTGCAAGGCAAGCCGGGGTTAACAGTGTTTTTAGGCAATACCAGGGGAACACTACAGCGTAACATAATTGAGCCGTTGCAGTCATTGTATAGCAGTAGGCTAGTTGGTGATATAGGAGCAGACAACACTGCAAGGATATTTGGAGAGAAGGTTTACTGCTTGGGGGCTGACAAGGTAACACAGGTGGATAGACTGCGTGGCAGCAGCATTAAATATGCTTACTGCGATGAGGTGGTGACCTATAATAACGAGGTTTTCGAGATGTTAAAATCTCGGCTAGATAAGCCGTATAGCAGATGTGACCTAACCTGTAACCCTGACAGCCCTATGCATTGGTTTAAAAAGTTTATGGACAGTGACGCAGATATATACTTGCAAGAGTACAGTATCGATGATAATGATTTTTTACCGAGCGATTTTGTCGAAAACTTAAAAAAAGAGTACACAGGAACAGTGTGGTATGACAGATATATCCTTGGCAAGTGGGTGCTGGCCGAAGGGTTGATTTATCCGATGTTTAGCACAAACAGACACGTTAAGCAAGTGACCCCAAAGTGTGACCGTCATTATATATTTATCGACTACGGCACGCAGAACCCATTTGCTGCCCTACTTTTCGGTGTGCGGAGAGAGTTAGGCGTAGACGTCGCTTATCTTATCAAAGAGTATTACTACAGCGGGAGAGCAAACAATCGCCAGCTTACGGATGATGATTATTACAATGAGCTGGTAAGGTTGGCCGACGGATATGACATTGATTATATCGGTATAGATCCATCCGCTGCTAGTATGATCGCAACGATTAAAAAGCATGGGCAGTTTTCGGCTAAGAAAGCCAAAAATGATGTACTGAATGGTATTAGATCCGTCGCAAGTTTAATCGCGCAGGAACGGCTTTATGTACACATTTCGTGCAAAAACACAATAGCAGAGTTTCAGAGCTATTTGTGGGATACCAAAAGCACCGAAGATCGCCCGGTAAAAGATAATGACCACGCAATGGACGCGCTAAGATATTTTGTTAACACAGCAATGGCGCAAAGCAATTTTGTATTAATAGGGGGTTAAGTATGGATTTATCATTAATAGACACGCTAAAGCGCAACGCTCCGCTAAGTGATAGCCAAATAGTCAAACTCGAAATTAAAGAATTTATCGAAAGTGAGCGTTATAAAAATATGCTTGCTGGCGCAAGATATTACGCTGGTAAGCATGATATTTTAGATACCAAACGTATGGCTATTGGCAAAGATGGGCTGCTGACAGAGGTTAAAAATGTTGCTAACAACAAAATAGTACATACGTTTGCAACAGAGTTGATAGATCAAAAAATCCAATATTTGCTGGGTCGTGAGTTTAGCGTTAAGGGTCTGGACCAAACAAAAGATGATATTTTACAAAGTGTCTTTGATACTAAGGCCCGCAGTCAAATAACGGCCTGTGCTACTGGTGCAATAAAATGCGGCATTGGCTGGATGTACATTTACCCGGAAAAAGGTCAGTTAAAGTTTAAAGTTATAGACGCAAAGCAAATAATCCCACTTTGGGGAGATGATGAGCATACAGACTTGCAAGCTTTGATCAGATTTTACACGCAAGTCGAGTTCGAAGCAGCGCAGAAGCGTTTCGTCACATATGCGGAATTTTGGCAGGCTGACGGCGTACAGCTTTATAAGTACCAGCAGACGGCGTCAAGCGTTGAAATGATCGCGCAGAACTATAACAGCAATCTTATAGCGGTAGGCGAAAAGGCCGCTATGCTGCAGGACGCTGATGGTAATCTGCATGATTGGGAGCGGTTGCCGTTTGTGCCGATAAAATATAACGATAGCGAAACTCCTTTGATTAGCCGAATAAAAAGCTTGATTGATGCCTACGACAAAGGAGTATCAAACAATGGAAACGCGCTAGAGGATGCAGGCAACAAGATTATTAAAGTAAAAAATTATGGCGGTAGTGGCAAAGATAGCGACCAGTTAGGTAGATTGCGCCAAACAGTAAACGCTTACCGCTTGATAATGGTTAACGATGACGGCGACGCAGACACAATTGATGACAGCGTAGACGTTAGCAACTCTGACACTTATTTAGACCGCTTGCGCCGTAATATATACGCGTTTGGCCGTGGCGTTGATCCTGATCAGGCTATGGGTGCTAATGCGTCAGCAGAAGCCAGACAGTATATGTATGCCCCGCTTGACTTGGACTGCAACGGGTTAGAAAAAGGAGTCAGAAACTGCATTGATGGTATATGTTGGTTTATTGACAAGTATTATAGTGTATCTGGGGACGTTGAGATAACCTTTAACAGAGATATCCTCATCAACGAGCAGTCCGCAATTGATATGTGCCTAAAAGCTCAGTCTATAGAGGGGATTTCAACCGAAACAATATTGTCAAATATGCCTTGGGTTAAAGATGTGGCTGCCGAAATTGATAAGTATAAATCAGAGCAGGGCGATATTTACAATAATTTAGATGGTGACCCAAATGCGGCGCAGTGATGAATATTGGGCAAAGCGATTGCTTTCTGCTGGAGATAGACGCCTAACCCCAGCAGAGCGCAAGCTAAAAGAGATATACGTCAATGCTACAGCGAAGATAAAAAAAGAAATTGAAGCTTATATAGGCCGCTATGGTACTGATGACATATACGCCTTGTTAAGCAAAGCGCAAACGCTATCACAGCAAAAATTTGCCGCTACGGCATATGCTGACTCAGATAAGAAGAATTATCCCTCTTGGTTCAAAAGAATCGCTTATCGTCAATCTAGAAAAACGAAAATAACACGCGTTGACAAACTGATGTTTGAAATTGATTTGATATTGTCACAAGCTTCTGCGCGAGAAGTTGAAACGTTAGCAGACCTTTTGAGCAAAGTATATTCTGACGGTTATAACAGCGGGGCTTACAATTCGGCAATTGAAAGCGGACGCACAAGAGTTATTAGCAAACCTAAAATTGACGCAATTAAAAGGGCAATTGATAGCCGCTGGCTGGATGGTAATTTCAAAACTCGGTCCGCCGATAATGCGGAAAGTGTTTCGAAAGCATTGCAAAAAGATATCCCCAGCGGGCTTATTTTGGGGAGAAATCCTAAAGAGATAGCTACCATGATAAATAAGCGCACAGGCGCAGGCTATAAAAACGCATTACGGCTGGCGAGAACAGAAGTATCACACGTTTTAAACGATGCCAATTTTCAAGCTATGGAAGACAACGACATTGAAAGGTATGTGTATACGGCCGTACTTGACTTTAAGACCAGTGAAATATGCCGAGATTTAGACGGTAAAGACTTCGCGCTGAAAGACAAGCGACAGGGGATAAACGCCCCGCCTATGCACCCTAATTGTAGATCTACAACTGTACCGATGGTTGATGATCGGGGCGAACGGCTTGCAAAGGATAAAAACGGGAAATACTTTTATGTGCCTGAAAATATGACTTATAAAGAATATGCAGAAAAATATTTAAGTTAAAGCCACCCAAAAGGGTGTTTTTATTTTCAGTCCGGCGGGACTATAACCGCTAATCTGACAGGTACTGACCTGTATAAAAAAGTATGGAGGGTTTAACAATGGATATTTTGGAAAAATTAAAAGAGCTGGGGTTTGATATTCCGGCAGAAAAAAAGGAGGACTTCAACAAATATTTCAGAGAAAACTACAAATCAAAAGCCGAAATTGATGGTTTGAAAGAAAATCATGTTAAAGAACTGCAAACGGCGAAAGACGCCGCCAAAGCTTTACAGGAGCAACTGAAAGGGTTTGAAGGTATTGACGTTAAGGCACTGCAGGCTGCTGTAAAGGCAAGCGAGGAAAAATACAATCAGGATATTGCCGAACTACGAAAAAATGCAGCTATTGATGTTGCACTGGCAGGCAGTGGCGCGAAAGATGCGAAACTGGTTAAAGCTTTGCTTGACAGCAATGCTGTAAAGGTAGACGGGGAAAATATTAGCGGTTTGAGCGAACAACTCGAAAAAATCAAAACGTCTCATGATTACCTTTTTTCGGCAGCGCAAAAGCCTGACGGAATGAAACCGCACTCACCTGGTAACCAAGATGATAAGAACGGTGATGCGGAACTTGCGGCTATTAGAATGGGCGCAGGGTTGGAATAACAAAAATAAAAATGGAGAGTGATTAAACAATGGCAAACAACATTGCATTAGCAAACAAATTTTTACCTATTCTTGACGAAATCTATAAAAAAGGCGCAGCTACTAGCGTGTTTGACGCTAGAGTTATGACCAATGCTTTTACGGGTGTAAACGAAATTAAAGTGTTGAAAGTCGGTACTGTTGGGTTGGGTAACTACTCCCGCGATACAGGCTATCCTAAAGCAACAGTTACAGCAGCATGGGAAACCATGAAGCTGACAATTGAGCGCGGCAGAGAGTTTTCAGTCGACCGCATGGATGATGAGGAAACACTTGGAATGACCTTTGGCGCTGTTGTCGGTGGCTACCAGCGTGAGCATGTTGTGCCGGAGCTTGATGCTTATCGCTTTGCTAAATACGCAAGTGCAAGCGGTATTTTAAAAGCAAGTCCTGCTACTTTGACTAAAGAAACAATTATTGGAGCGATTGATGATGCAGTAGCAAAAATGGATGAAGCGGAAGTCCCGCGTACTGAACGTGTGTTGAATATCAGTACTGCGCTTCAGCCGATGCTTAATTCTGCTTTAGCTCGTCAGTGGGGTAGTGACGGAACTGTAAACACAATTTTGAGCGGCTATAACGATATGCCGATTAATTGGGTTGTTCCTGGTCGCTTCTATACTGGCATTACTCTTAATGATGGTTCTTCCGAAAACGGTTTTAAACCCACAGATACCACAGGCAAGGCAATTAACTTTATGATTATTCATAAACCGGCAGTGCTGCAGGTCGTTAAATTTGCTCTTCCTAAAATCTTTACCCCGGAAGAAAATCAGGATAAAGACGCATGGAAATTCCAATTCAGACTTTATCATGACGCTTTTGTTTACGATAACAAAGCTAAAGGTATTTACCTGCACGCACAGGCATAACGGAGGTAACTATGGAATTAAAAAAAGACGGTATCACGATTGTTGTGAATAGCGAATTTGATGCGGACCGGTTAAAACAAGCTGGCTATACCGAAGCTGCAAAGGACGTTAAGCCAAAAGCAGCGGTAAAGACTGGTTCTAAAACCGAAGCTGCAAAGGACGTTAAATGAGCATTCTTGAGAGAGTAAAAGCGTTGTTGGGTGTCACTACTGATACCCAAGACGCTTTTTTAAATGCCTTAATTGATGAAATGAGCCAGCGAGCGAAGAACTACTGCAACATTAGGGCAATCCCGGTCGAACTAGAGCCGGCAATAGCAAGAATGGTCGTAAATGTGTACTCCGAACAGTCGAAAGTATCAGAGATCAAAGAAGCTGATCGAAGTTTTAAGTTTGCGGAAATTACAAATAATGTATTTAACTCTGCCCTTAGCGACTTGCACGCTTTCAGGGTAATGTTTTAGCGAGGTGTGGCATGGTTGTTGATTTTTCTATCATTGGCGAAAAAATGAAAATATTTGATACTGATGAGATGGACGTTTGGCGCGACACCGTCAGCGAAAACCCCAACACTGGGGAAGTTACAGAAGCGACTGCAATGGTAGTTGAAAAGCAGCCGTGTCATATTTCTTACAAGATCAATGATAGGCCGGACACTGTAACCGCTGGTACAATGCCAGTTACACAGTTGATCAGGGTTGATTTTCCTGCTGGCGTTGACGTTAAAAACGGCGACTATGTAAAGCTGCGCAGAAAGTCAAACGGCGTTGCGTTCGCTGAAATCAATGGTTTTGTTGGTATGTTGAGTGCATATCCAGGGCGCAGTAATTTTTATCTACAGGTGCGAAAAGATGTTTGATTTTTCAGAGTTTGCAAGGTTTCAAAGCGATTTCGAACGCAAGTCAAAAATTCGTTCAGAAGTAGCTGAAAAGGTTCTCAAAAAAGAAGGTGCGGCTATACTTGCCAAAACAAAGCGGAGAACACCTGTTGATACAGGCGCGCTTCGTAATAGTTGGGAAATGACCTACAGCCAAAAAGGTCATGAACACAAAATTACCTTTAGCAATCCGCAGGACTATGCATCATACATCGAATTCGGCACTAAAAAAATAAAGCCATTCTACATGAATACAGTTCCGCTTAACAAGGGGCTTAAAACGGTAGAAAGGAAATACAAGCGGGAGCTAAAAAGGTTTTTCGTTGATTAGGGGGCGATTTGGCTGATTACGGCAGATTTATACAAAGACGCTATCGGCAAGACACTGTTTGATAAATTCGGCGTCAAGTGGTACAAGGAAAAGGCTGCTAAGCCTGTCTATCCTGCGTTTTACATAAACAACGCAAGTATAGCGGTTGAAAGGGATAATGTCGACAGGTGGTATTTGTTTTTTCTTACACACATCACCTACCGTCATGCTGCAGAACCCGCAACGGTAAAAAACATCAATAGCGTTTTAGACCAAATGGCCATTGACCTTCCGTCTGCGCTTGATTTGGTGCCAATAGACGGTGGACTGATTCGGCTAGAGAAAGACAGTTATGCCGAAAAAAACGAGGGTAACTTAGAATTTATTGGTAAATATTACATCAGGGTAAAAAAAGAAGTTGCAGAAGCATTGCAAATGCAGCTTGACCTGAAAATAACGTAAGGAGTGATAATATGGCAGGTGGCGTATGGTTAAGCCAAAACAAAGTTAGACCGGGCGCATACATCAATTTTAGGCAGGTAGCTAAGCCTTTGCTGACGGTTGGCGATAGAGGTATAGCAACAGTAGCATTGCCGCTTTCGTGGGGTCCTTCTGATGTCTTGATAGACGTAGAAAGCAGCGAGTTGCTTAATGGCGATAGCAGAGCGAAGTTAGGCTTTACGGCAGCAGATACCGCAGATAGTTTAGTCGCAAGATTAATTTTATCTAATTGTTACAGGTGTCTTTTTTATCGACTTGACAGTGGCGGTGTTCAAGCGAGCGGAACGATTAGCGGCTTCGCTGTTACTGCGAAATACCCCGGTAAGGCTGGTAATAAGATTACAGTTCAAATTAATAAAAACAAGGTAGATACTACTAAGTATAACTTCTTGACGTTCTGGGATGGGCTTCTCGTCCACAGCCAAGAGGTAAAAAGCAAAGATGAGGTGCAATCCAACGATTACATTGATGTAACAACTGATAGCGGGCAACTTAAAGAAGCAGCAGGTGTTACCCTGACTTCTGGCTCTGATGGTACTGTCAATGCTTCTACTGCTTATCCGGCGTATTTTGCACTGCTCGAAGTTGCAAAATGGCAAACTATGGCCATTATAACCGATGGCAGTACGATTAACGCTTTGGCTAAGACGTTTATTGAAAATCAGCGAGAGGACGAAGGCCGAGGTGTGCAGCTTTGCATTTATGATGACGCAAGCACTTACAACTATGAAGGTGTTATTGCAAGTGAGCAAAGCCTTGTTTTTGCAAATGAAACAGTGCCTAAAGAAATAGTCCCGGCATGGGTCGCTGGTATTACAGCAGGTGCGCAGATTAACCAGTCTAACACATATAAAGTTGTCGAAGGTGCAATCGGCTTTGCTCCGGAACACAAAGACAGCGTTATTAAAGAGAAGCTGAAATTAGGTAAATTCCTTTTCAGCACACGCCAGGACGGTAATATCGTAGTCGAAAAAGATATTAACACCTATCACCTTTTTGAGCCAGAAAAAGGTTATGTTTTCAGCAAAAACAGAGCAATTCGAGTAATGGACGAAATGAGAATGTCTATTCGGTCCGTTTGGGAAAACAACTACATCGGTAAGGTAACAAACAACAATAGAGGTCGTGCTATTTTCAAGGCTGACGTAGTTGCCTATATTACCGAATTACAACGGCTTGAAACTGTCGAAGCGTCTTATGATCCTGTTGAAAATACTATAGTAGAACGTGGCGTAAATGTCGATGCAGTCAGGGCGAACGTTAATAGGCTGCCGATATTGGATGCAATGGAAATTCTTTATCTGGATATTGAAGTTTTGGCATAAGGGGGATAACAAATGGAAAAATATATTCTGGGCGAGGATACAATCAGCGGCCGAGAAGGTAAAGTAATGGCTACTATTGATGGGAAGGTTTACGAACTTTTTGACCTTACCAAATTTACCGCTGATATTGAACTGGATACAACCGAAATTAAGCCTATAGGGATTCGGCATACTGAAACCAAAGTACACGGCATTAAAGGGACTGGTACTTTCAGCGGATATTATGTTTCAAGCAAATACCGCGATATTATTCTTGATTATTACAAGACAGGTAAAATGCCACAGTTTAAGGCTGTAGTCGTAAACGAGGACCCAGCGAGCAAGGCGGGCAGGCAAGAGATCATGATCGAGGGCATTACCATTACTAAATCGTCTTTCGGGATGCTTGATAACTCTGTCGGTGCATTAACCGAAGATGTACCCTTTAATTTCCGCTATGCAAAAATATTGAAAAAATTTGATGAGGTGATCTAATGAGTAAATTGACTGACTTTTTAGCAGGAAACGTTGTTGATAACCTGACAGCGGAAGTAGCAGTATCTAAACGCATTCCCGGTAAATTTAAAATTAAGGTTCTAGGCAATCAGGAACGTGAAGAATTATCGCAGAGAGCAACAATTAAAGGCGTTTATTCGGCAACAAAATTCGCTAAATTGGTAATTCTAAACTGCGTTTTAGAACCGGCATTAAATGACGCAACGCTCATGGAGAAAGTCGGTGCTAATACTCCCGAAGATGTTATTGAGAAATGTTTACTTGCGGGAGAGCAGGAAGAACTTTTCAAGGAAATTGTAAAACTTAGCGGGTTTGACAAAAATATTAATGAAAGCATTGAAACTGCAAAAAACTAATAAAGGAAGATCACGAAGCGGCGCTTTGTTTGGGCGCCGTTTTGCATTTGCGCTGGAAGCCGTCTGACTTCGCGAATCTTCCTCAAAACGAAAAAGCGTTTGTTATCGCCTGCTTGGGAGAATTGGCGAAAGCAAACGCTAAAAACAAGTAAGGACGGTGGACTATGGCAGATATTCACAATTCGATAATACTTGACGATCGCATGTCCAAGCCTATCGCTGACATTAACGCTCATATGCTGGAACTAAAGAAAAGCATGGAAAAAACAAATACTATGCTTGAAAGTATGGCGGGTAAAATGGGCGGCGTAAAAACTAAAAGCATTGCCCTCGGCAGTGCGATAGGCAATATGGCGGGTAATCTTGCGACAAAGTTGGCAGAACTACCGGGGCAGGCTCTAAGAATGGGCGATACCCTTATGTCTATGCGTGCGCGTATTGATAACATTAACGACGGGATGCAAACAACTGATGAGCTCATGGAAAAAGTGTACCAATCTTCTATGCGCTCTCGTAGTGCTTATGTAGATACAGCAGCTGTTGTCGCAAAATTAGGGTTGAATGCCGCTGATGCTTTCGGAAACTTTGATGAAATAGTTGGATTTGCCGAAACAATGAACAAGGCGTTTGTTGTCAGCGGGGCAAGTGCTTCAGAAATGCAAGCCGGCATGTACCAGTTGACGCAGGCTATGGCTTCAGGACGCTTACAGGGCGATGAGTTCAGAAGCATAAGCGAAAACGCACCTATGCTTGCTAATGCAATCGCCAAATTTACTGGTAAAAGCCGCGGCGAGCTGAAACAAATGTCTAGCGATGGCGAAATAACAGCGGACGTTATTAAAAAGGCGCTTACTTTCGCAGCGGACGACATAGAGGCAAAGTTTAAGAATATGCCGATAACATTCATGCAATCGCTTACCCGTATGGAAAACAAGGCTATAAGGTTTTTTTCGGATGACCTTACAAGTGTTAGCCATGTGGCGGCTAAAGGCATAATGTTTGTGAGTGAAAATATGTATGAACTCGCAATAGCTAGCGCTTATGTTGGTACAGTTGCGGCAGCTTATTTTGCCCCAGCATTATATAGTGCAGCTGGTGCGGCTTGGACTGCGGCCGCTGGATTTGCCGCTGCAAATTGGCCGCTTTTAGTAGGCGTTGGCATACTTTTCGCGCTTGCTGGGGCAATGTTAGAGTTCCCTGAACTTGCTGGAACTGTTGCAGGAGCTTTTGCAGCTATGGGGTCAGGAATTTACAACGTTTTAGTTGGAATATTAAATTTTTGGAAAGTTGTAATCAATGCCATAATTAGTGGCATTAATGTTATTCGCAAATTTAATGCTGAACGGTTAGGGCAAAAATATGTTGCGATAGAAATGATGCAAATGACAGACATGAAAGACCCCAACGAAGCCTTTAAAGAGGGGAAAACATGGGGTACTGAAGCTGCCAAAAATTTGGGCGAACGGCTTGATAAGCTAAAAAAGGGGATAATGGACCCTCAAAACAGGAACACATCACCAACCCAAAACGAAAACAAGGATAACAATGTCGACAAAGTTAAATCTGTAGGCAAGGTTAAAGACCCTATTAAAATTGACGATGAAAGTCTAAAGCTTATTAGAGATGTAGCCATGAAAAAATATCAGGTTAACTTCAAAACTGTGCAGCCTGTGTTCCGTTTGTCTTTTGGAGATATCAGGGAAACAATTGATATTGATAAAGCTGTTGAAAGGGTAGAAGCAAGAATCGTCGACCTTTACAACAGTAACTTGGTGGTGCCGAACAATGGTTAGTGAAGTTTTAATTTATTTTGTAGCGGATGGTAATTTTGTTCCGCTGTCGGTGAATCCCGAAATGCTACCTATTGAAAGAGAGGGGCGCAACGAAACAACTGACATAGTTGGTATAGGCGAGGTTAATTTACTTCGACTGCCTAAACTAAGAACCTGCACACTTGAAAGTTATTTCCCTGCTATGGGAGCGTTGGGCAGCTTTGGGGGGACGAAAGCTTATAACTGGCTGAAACGGTTGCAGGAAACAAAAAAACCGCTCAAACTCGTTGTAACGCGCTTAAACATATCAATGCTAATGACGATTGAAAGCTTAAAGCGTGAAACGAGAGGCGGCGAGCATGATGATATTTATTTTTCCATTGAACTAAAAGAATATAAGCAGTACGGCATTGCAAAGCTGCAAAGGGACGCACAGGGGAACATTGTAGACGGGGTAAGCAAACGGACTGATGTCGATACCCTTATCGGCAATAACCCGGTTGCGTCGCTTACGCAGCCTTTGAAAAGCGATGATACTTTGTGGACAGTCGCTAGTAAATACTTGGGTGACGGTAGTCGATGGCTTGAAATATTAGCCTTAAACCCTGCGTTGGGCGACGGACTAGGGACTTTGCTTGGCGTAACGCTAAACCTGCCTAAAAACGTGGAGAAAACGCTATGAAGCTAAGCGCGGTTTTAACTAATTCAAAAACAAAAGAAAGCTGGGATATCTCAACAGTCATTAGCGAAATTACTTTTAAAACGGCATTGGATGATCAGCCGGGGACATTAACTTTTACTTGCGTTGATGTGAACCAGGCTAACCTATTTGCGGAAGGTAGTGTTATTGACATAGGCATAGACGGCAAAGGCTTGTTTTTGGGGTATCTGTTCAAAACGGAAACAGATAGCTACAACAATGTGAAAGTAACTGCTTATGACCAAATGCGCTATCTGAAAAACAAGGATTTTTATATCATCGACGGCGGGCAAACGCTCAATGATGTTTTCACAAACTGCTGCAATAAATTTCAGTTAAAAAGCAGTGTTATTGCTGGTTCTGAAACTATTGTCAGCGATAAAATTCATAATGACAAAACTATCTACGAAATAATACAGTATGCCGTTGATGACGTGCTTGTTAAAACTCAAAAATATTACGTTGTGAGGGATAACTACGGCACTTTGGAACTTGTCGACATGGAAAAGCTAGTAACTGACTATGTGATAGGCGATAGCTCGGCTATGAGCGAATATACGCACAGCAGAAGCATTGATGAAGCTTGCAATGTTGTTAAGCTGATCTGGGGTGACAAAGACGCAAAAACGCCTAAAATAACAGTTGCTGATGATGAAAAAAATGTTGAGCAATGGGGTATATTGCAGCATTACGAAGTTGTTAACGAAGGAATGAACGAAGCGCAAATTACAGAAAGGGCGAATGACCTTTTGTTTTTGCTTAATCGTGTTGAGCAGACAATGAAGTTAACTGTTGTGGCAGATGAAACAACATATACCAGCCTGTTGGAATTAAGAGCCGGCAGCGGGTTTAGAATACGGTTTAACAGTGCGTTAACCGGCAAGGTAGATCAGACTGTATATGTTATTAGCTGTGATACATCAATAACTGATGGCGTTGTGTCAAGCAGTATGGAGGTGAGTATGCCGGAATGATTGGTAACAAGCTGTTAAATATAATTATGGATGGGAAAGTTCCGCCGCAGGAACGGACGGCAATAGTTTTCGCTAAAATCATAACGGTTAACCCTGTTTCGATAAAAGTTGAGGGACAGAAAGAGCCTATCCCTTCGAAGTTTATTTATGTAAGCAACTTCTGCAAGCGTCACTTTCACCCTAATAAGCATAAGCATACAGGCTGCTATAACCCTTTAACTGGCTACGAAACAGAAGACATTGAAGAATTTAGAGCAATTAAGCCGGGGGATAAGGTCGTTTGCATTAGATCTAACGGCGGTCAATTTTACTATTTGCTTGAACGAATTGATACGGAGGGTTTTGCATGATACCTACGTGGATAAAAACTGAACAAATAGCGACTAAGGTAGTAAAGCAGCCAAGTAAGACTTATCACCTTGATTTGCAGCGTGGACGCATAGTTGGCTTTGTTGACGGCTACGAGGCGATAAAGCAGGCAATAATAAAAATAATGCTTACTGAAAAATACGCCTATGTTATTTATGATCACTATTACGGAGTTGGACTTGAACAGTATATAGGAAAAGATATAAGCTTCGTGGTAGCTGATTTAGGGTCAACAATCGAAAATGCGCTGTTGTATGATAATCGGATACTTGCGGTAAATGACATAGAAATTACCAGGGGAAGTAATATTGATGGGCTGCGTGTAAAGTATTCGGTGGAAACAGTAGACGGTGTATTAAGCGGAGAACAGGAGGTGAAAATGATTGGCTAATATTATTGATGAGCTAAAAGTAAAAACATACTCATATTTTATGAAAAAGGCTCTTGACCTTGTTGAAAGTGAAATCGACAAACGCCAAGGGTCTATTATTTATGACGCTCTTGCGCCCTCTATGGCTACACTGGCGCAGTTATATGTCGACTTACAGTTATACTATGAAAACACATATCTCTTGACCGCAAAGGGGAAATCTCTTGATAACCGCTGCGCAGACTTTGGAATAGACAGAGAGCTTGCAACACCTGCCTACCGCAAGGTTACCATGAAAGATAGTGAAGGGCAGAAGGTTGATGTGCCGCTTGGCATTAGATTAAGCACCGAGGACGAAGCCGCCCCAGTGTTTTTTGTTGTAAGACACCGAACTGCTAAAGGTGAATATGTTGCAGTGTGCGAAACCGTCGGGGTTGTCGGAAATATTTATACAGGATACATGCTACCTGTCAACAATATAGCGGCTCTTGGCAGCGCATACATGGACACTATTATAACCCCTGGGCAAGACGACGAAACAGACGATGCATTGAGAAACAGAACAATTGAATGGTTGCGCAATAAGCCTTATGGCGGTAACGTTGCTCATTATAAAATATGGGCGCAGGCGATAGCGGGGGTTGGTGCGGTGCAGGTTTACCCGGTGTGGAATGGTGGGGGGACGGTGAAGGTATCAGTTATCGACAGCGAATATAAGCCTGCTACAAGCGAGTTTATGCAGCAGATAAAGGAATACTTTGACCCTACAGAACAAACTGGGCAGGGGCTCGGCATTGCTCCCATAGACCACACTGTTACAATATCCACGCCGGAAGAGGTGACTATAAACATAGTAGCAAACGTTACCCTGAAAAGCGAAGTTAGCGGAGAGCAAATAAAACCTTTTATTCAAGCGTCAATTGAAAAATACTTTTTAGAAGTTAAACAAAAGTGGGGCGACAACGACGCACTGAATAACTATCAAGTCGGCGTTTACATCGCTAGAATTATCGGCGCAGTGATTAGCGTTGAGAATGTTATAAATGTGCAGTCTGTAACATTAAATGGCGGCAATGCTGACATTTTGCTTGAAGAAAGCGGAACGAAACAGCAAATACCCAAATTGGGGGCGGTGACTGTTAATGCGATTACTTAAAAAATATTTGCCCTCACTATATAGGGAAAACAAAGAAATGGAAGGGCTGATGAATGCTGAACAGTCTATCTACGACGAAGCCGAAACCGATATCAAGTTTGCTTTTTCTCGTCAGTTTGTTGTGACGGCTGATGAAAAGGGTGTTGAACAATACGAAAAGATTCTTGGCATAATGCCGACGGCTACAGATAGCTTGGAATTTCGCAAGCGACACGTTATAACAAGGCTTTCAACAACTCCGCCGTATACGCTGAATTATTTAAAACAGCAGCTTACAATGATATTTGGAGCTGATAATTTTAATGCATGGGTGGACTACGGAAAGCGAGAACTTTATGTTGATAGTTTTATTAATAACATTAGTTTATTTTTTGAGTTTGAAACATTCATTGCAAAAGTAAAGCCTGCAAATATGATTTATATCTACAGATCGCTGGTCCTGCCAAAAGTAGGCGTGAGCAGTCGCTATTTAGCTGGTTGGGGCAAGTGGAACTACAAGCTTGATGGAACGTGGAATCTCGGTGCTAAACCGTTCTATTCCGACGATACAACAGAAGAGTGGAACTACAAGCTTGATGGAACGTGGAATCTCGGTGCTAAACCGTTTGCTACTTATTATCTGGGGGAAATTAAAATGAACAATCAATCGTCAGTAACTCCGTTTACGCTGAATTATTCAGCATCTAAGCTAAAGGAGATTATAACTAAAGTTGTAATCAACAATACAATTACAGTAAATTCAAGTGATTTTTTAAACTTCAATGTTTCCGGTGGCAGGATAACATTTGACGTTTTAGTGGAAACTGCAAATATTTTGATAGAAAACGTGAAAATTCACGCAGGGGAAAATATTATCGACGATGCAACGCTGGCGGTAAAATCGGGTGAAAATGCTCGAATAAGGTTTGAAATAGAATACAAGGAGGCTTTTTGATGAAAGAAGTAACTTATAACAGCTCGCTCCTGAAAGACAGTTGGAACTCTAACGACACTGTACATCCTAATAATTTTAATGAATTGAGTGGAGCGGTTAAAAAGGTTGTTGCGAACGCAAATGATCTTGCCCACAATTATTTACAGCAAGGCAAGCAATATGTGGTGGGGGATATTGTTTATAGCAAAAATTTAAATAAGGGACGCTATTTACTTTGCACTCAAGGCGGTACTACCGGGGATAGCGAACCACAATTGATCAATAAAAACGTAGGTGAAACTGTAACGCACGGCAGTGTTGTATGGACGGTACAAAATATCAGAACTACCGCTTTAGATTCATATCCTGTAGGCAGTATATATATGTCTGTAAATTCGACATCGCCTGCAGATCTTTTTGGCGGTACGTGGGAGGCAATGCCGGCAGGACGTGTTTTGCTGGCACAGGGCACATCAGAATGGGGCGTAGAATACCAAGCTGGCAGTACCGGTGGCGAACACGAACATCAGTTATCTGTCGGAGAACTTCCAAGTCATAGCCACAATGTAACGGTTAGTACAAGCGGAAATCACGCGCATACTTTTACTTTTGTAAAAGAATACGACGCAGGTGGTACGGAACCGGGATCAGCTTCCTGGCGTTCTAATCGAGGCACAAAAACAACCGAGCAAGCAGGCGCGCATACTCATACAGTAACAATTAGTAACACTGGCTCTAATTCTCCTCACAATAACCTACAGCCATACATCGCTGTATTTATGTGGCGCCGCACAGCCTAAAGAGCTGTCGGAGAACTGCCGTCACACGAACATAAAGCCACAGTAGCTACTGCAACTTTAACTGGTGATGTAGGTCATATTGCACATGACTCACAATATGGAATGACTGTACATACAGGAGTTTTTAGTGTGACTACTACCTCACGTGGCAATGGTGATAGTGGTGGTTCTGCTGAAACGATACACTTCAATGGTTCTCATGGCCATTCGGTTAACATTAGCAATACAGGTAATGGTCAATCACACAACAACCTACAGCCTTACATAGCCGTATTCATGTGGTGTCGCATAGCCTAAAGAGCTGTCGGAGAACTGCCAAGAACTAAACTAACTGCCACAGCGTCAAATACTAATATTAACGGCTGGTTTCCAGCGGACACACGTGACTATGCATCAAAGAACTATGGCGGGGTATTTAGTCAAACTTACCTAAATAATCAATCNCAACCGAGCAAGCAGGCGCGCATACTCATACAGTAACAATTAGTAACACTGGCTCTAATTCTCCTCACAATAACCTACAGCCATACATCGCTGTATTTATGTGGCGCCGCACAGCCTAAAGAGCTGTCGGAGAACTTCCTGCTCATACACATACTGCAAGCACAAACACGGCAGGAGATCATTCACACACATTTACCTTTGGTCGTTCTTACGAATCTGACAGAGGTGTTCCCGGTGGTGGTGATGGTGATCGCACATATACCAATTCGACCAATACAGCAGGTTCCCATATTCATACTATTGCTATAAGCAATACTGGTAATAACAAAGCCCATAACAACATGCAGCCGTATATTGGTGTTTACCTGTGGCAAAGAACGGCGTAGTATGCTGTCGGAGAACTGCCGTCACACGAACATAAAGCCACAGTAGCTACTGCAACTTTAACTGGTGATGTAGGTCATATTGCACATGACTCACAATATGGAATGACTGTACATACAGGAGTTTTTAGTGTGACTACTACCTCACGTGGCAATGGTGATAGTGGTGGTTCTGCTGAAACGATACANCTCATGGCCATTCGGTTAACATTAGCAATACAGGTAATGGTCAATCACACAACAACCTACAGCCTTACATAGCCGTATTCATGTGGTGTCGCATAGCCTAAAGAGCTGTCGGAGAACTGCCAAGAACTAAACTAACTGCCACAGCGTCAAATACTAATATTAACGGCTGGTTTCCAGCGGACACACGTGACTATGCATCAAAGAACTATGGCGGGGTATTTAGTCAAACTTACCTAAATAATCAATCAAACGGTAGCGATGGTAATAGTTTAACGTATAAGTATACGTTAAACGCAAACGTATCACCAACAGTATCGATCTCAGAATTTGGCAGTAATCAATCACACGAAAATATGCCACCTTTTATCTCAATTTTCTGCTGGAAAAGAATTGCTTAAGCAGTTCTTTTCCATATATAAACTGATAAATATGGGGACATATTGTTGTGGGACAAGTTCTTACCAGTATCTGAAACAGAAATGGTATGACTATGGCTACCAGC